TAGTCACGTCATCCATTTTCAACGGAATCAGTGATATAACTTCGCCTTTTTTGTTCTTTCCTTTTACAACGACTGAATACCCGTACCAATTGCGCTGATATTCGATTGTTTTCCACAATGTTGAAGCGGTCATTAATTTGTTTGGTCTTAGTCTTAAAATGGTGTTCAAGCGATGGTCATCCGCTACATCTCTGCCTTTATGCACTTTGATCGGCAATTTACCAACGTTTTCAGACAGTATTCGTAGGCACGTCATCAACGTAGCTTCCTTGTGATCTTTTTTATCCATATTCACGCCGAACAAATTTTGAAAGGCGGGACTTCCTAACAATTTATCTACGTCAATATCTTCCGCTTTAATTTCTCGACCAAAAAGTTTAGCCATTTATTTAGTCACCTCTTTTCGAAACCGTCTTCGTCATAGCTAAAAATAAACCAAATAAAAATAGGACCGTTCCCGCTACGTATAATGCAGCGACTACATTTATTAAGTAGGTCGCATATACGATTAAGGACAATCCTATAAGGATGAAGATTTCTTCTATTGTGCTTTTTATTACTTTATTGAGTGTTTTTGGTACGATTTTAATCGCTTTTAGTACACTTTTGAGCTTTTTCATTCAGTCACCTCAACTATTGGCCTTCAACCAATCATCAACCGCTTGGTTAGGGTCATATTCTTCTTTTTTATTGTTTGCAATCGCCCTGGTCAATCCCATTATCATAGCTACAATACCGTCAATCTTGCCTTGCCTTTTATCAAACATTATCTTGCCATTCGGATTCTCTTTGGCCATTGTTTTTTCTGCCATCCAGTTCATAACCGGATTGTTTGAGTGCCTTAATTTGTCGTCAAATAACAAATCGTAAAAATCGGATATTGTTGGGGAAAGCCCAAAACCTTGTATATGATCCACCATCGTAAAGCCATCATTTTGTAAGTCCGATGCAATACCAGCTGATGCGAACATATCGAATGCGATTTCTTTAATGTCGTAAATTCTAGCAAGCTCATTTATTTTCTGTCTTACATGGCGAAAGTTAACGTAATCACCTTTGGTAGCTTCGATGTGTCCCTGTCTTGCATAAGCATCATATGGGAATTCATCCGTTTTACCATCGTCCACAAGTGTTTCTGCGGGTTTGAACAGGAAAGGTATCACATAGTACACTTCATCGACTGGGAACACTAGAACGAACGCTGAGAAGTCTTTCTTGATTGATAAATCCAGTCCGGCGTAACAAGCACGCCCTTTTAAAAACTCCAAATCGTCAGCAGTGCTCTTATTCCAATATTCCATGTTAATTGCACGTTCGTTAACCAATACAACATGTTGATTTAAATAGTAACGTCTGAATGAAGGTTCTTTTACTGGATTAATAACCGCTTGTTTAGCGAACCTTTCAATCTCTTCTGATTTTCTAAACCCACCAGGCAACGAATCGATTCCTGGATTGGCTTTAATCCATTGTTCTTCATCCAATAAATCGCACTCATCATCAGCACGATAAATAGCACTGTAAAAAGCATCGTCTTCAATTTCGCCCGATTCAACTTTTCTAGCATATTGATATTTTTCATACTCTAAATTATGTTTGTCTTGTCCATCTGAAGCTGTTGTTACTGAAAATATTAATGGAGCATCACGTTGACCCATACCTGTTTCTAACTTTGTAAATGATTGGCCATTTGTTGTGTCCTCGTGCGTTTCGTCTACCATTGCAACGAATGGGTTAAATGAATCGAGCCTACCAGCATCAGATGACATGACTTTAATATAAGAACCGTTATGCCGAATGATTTCACGTCTGCTGTCCACAATTCGACAGTGCCGCATTAAATCCGGATTATTTTCAACCATATATTTAATCATCTTGTAAACGTTGGTTGCTTGATCCCGACTGTTGGCCACAATGATGTTTTGTTGTCCTTGCTCTTCATCGGTGAAAAACAGATAAACCATTATTAAAGCAACCAAGAAGGATTTCGCGTTTTTTCGTGGCATAGTAATAAATACTTCACGAAAACGCCTCGTATTGTCTCTCACTCTTTTAATGGCCAATATCTCGATTGCTATTATTAGTTGAAACAGCATCAGCTGAATAAAACCAAGTTTGTTATCATCAGGTAGTTTTAATTTCCCTGCAAAACTTTTGAATTTCTTCGCTTCTGCCTCATCAAAATAATATTCATCCGTTAAGTAATCTTGATTGATTAAATCCTTTAATTCATTCGACACACCTCTCAGCCCTTTTATCTACTAATCATATTTTCCATATCTGGATCGTGTACAGTTCCTTTTGTCGGACCGCTGGAATCAGAACCGGAACCATCGCCTTTGTTTTTATCCATTCGAATCCGTGAAGCTGGTGTAAATCCTAATTCCTTCGCGATAGACTGCATGTTAGTGAACGATGTATTTGATATTGAAACTTCGGGCCTTTGCTGTATATGACCGTTAGGAGTTTCGAAAGTCAAACCTTCTTTATTTAATATGATTTCGCACCTTTTCCATTTTGCATATGCCTGGCAATACGCTTCAAGGGCAGCTAAATCCATTTCATTAAATCGATCATGGTCTACTAAATCCCTAACTCTTTTCCATTCAGTTTTCGCCATATTATCCATCCACGAAGGAACTCTAAAACTTATTTTTTTACCACTCATATCATAGCTACCCCCTCCCCCTCCTATTTCTGGTTTTTTAGACCCCGTACACCCTAAAAAAACTCATAAAGTTGCACGGTTGCCTGGCGTGGGTTAAAAAAATAAATAAAATTTAAATTTCTGACCACCCCCTCCCTTATTTATTAAAATATATTCTCCAAAATAAAAAAGAATCTCCTTTTTGGAAATCCTTTTACATTTTATATATCCTTTTATCTTCAGCTGTCTTTTTGTTATGACAGTCATGACACAATGGTTGGCAGTTGTTATGGTCCAAGCGTAACGACCAATCAATGCTAGTAGGTATGATGTGATCCACAACATTAGCAACGACTGGCGTCACACCAGGCACTGAACATTGGATGCATAAGAAATGATTGATACCCATGATGTAATCACGAAGCGCACGCCACTCTTTACTGTTGTAGAACTTAACCATGACTGGATCACGTTGCGCATTGTATTCCTTGTGACGTTTGGTTTCCTTCTCACGTTGGATATGTTTGTGTTCATCGCAGTAAGATTCTTTGGTAAGTTTGTTGCAACTGAATGACCTACAGATCTTGAAGGGTTTGTTACTGATCAAACAAGGCAACTCCATACTTACCACGCGCAAGTCCTACGCCCTTATGAATAGGTTCTTTGTTGACCACTTCAACGTAGTCAATGTTGTATGCCGTACCACCTAACTCATCAGTCCTTGTCTCCCATTCAAATGAAACTCTTACCTTATTCGTAATCTCTTCACCTTGATAGAATACTTTCGGCACTGCTGTTTCATCATGCAGTTCGATTACAAGTAAAGGTTTAATCGATTCTGGTTTAAGGTTATCCAAGTCACTTTCAGGTATATCTTCGATGCCTTTTAATCTTCCCACGCTTTTTTCTAAGTTCAATTTAATCCCTCCTCATAATAAAAAGACACCTACTAATTTAAGTAAGTGTCTTCAACATCTTCTCTTTTAGATTATCCATATCTTTCTTAATCAATTTATCTTGCATATTAATCTGAGCCGACAACTTACGTTCAGACTCTTCTGTCCCTGCTATCCTATACCTTGCCCAGCGCTTCTCTTGTCGCTTGATGTCTCTGCGTATGCGTTGGTCTGTATAGTAAGCAATGTGTTTGTATTCACACTCGGGACAGTTCCAGTAGAACTCATATGCCAAACCTTCTAATACTTTTCTCTTTGGTTTTTGCATCGAGATTAGTTCATTACAGTTCGAACACTCTATATTTTTCTCAATCGTTAATCACTCCAATCAATTAAGGTTGCTCGTCACCAAGAACATTGAACATGAAGACATCACCATTTATTGTAGATATACTTATCTCCATGCTCTCAATGTTTATCGTCTCGATAAAGAGTTCCTCGTTGTCATCCATTGCATTTGTAAAGTCTTCCAAAAGAGTATCAATCTTTTCAGAGTCCTCGTCATTGGATTGACTCTTGATTGCTAACAATGTAGATACAACTGATAAAGGAGTTGGTTGTATTGGTTGAACAATTCCCCAAACAGTTCCATCGTCATTCATACTGATTAGTAATCCGTCTGCTACAATGCTTTCGTTTCCATTACGCACAAACAATTCTTTGTCCGCACTTTTTACTAGACCGTTATACATCTCAATAAAAGCATCTAAATCGATATTGGTTACTCTGTGAATGCTCTCGTCTTCATTCTGTTCTTGTTCATCTAGACTGTCAGTTTCAACATCTTCACTAACAACGGGTACAACTTCTGTCTCGACTTCTGCTTTAACATCTTTTGCATCCTTGCTTCCACAACCGACTAAAAGCATTGCACCCATAAATATAATTAATAACCGTTTCATAAAATTCACTCCCATATCTTTTGATTCAATGATACAGGAGCCGACTGAATAACGCATCAGTCTTTGCGAGATGTGTGGATCACTTCCTTCCCGTTATATAGTTTTCTTGGTTATATCCGTTAAGCAAGTGACCACCACCTTTCGTCAGTTCTTTATGTTCTTACTATATCGCAGATAAACAATGGTTGGTATCGCACATTTTTAAGTTAAATTAAAGTGAAATCAAAATGAAGAGCTCTTTATCTTATCGGCAAAATCAATCATCCTCATTATTTGTGCGTGTTTATTATAAACATGTCCGATTGTATACCCTAGATCAAACGCAACCTCACTTAACATCTTCCCTTCTATATACCTACCATAAAGAATTTGATTCTCTAACCCTTTAAATGTACTGATTAACTTCTTGGCATTAAATGCGTCATTCATTTTGTGTGCCAATTCATATTCAATTGCTTCTATATATTCTTCTAGCCCTGAAGCAATTGATCCTTCGGTTAATTTCACTTTGGATAAATCACCGAGTGTCCAGCGCCCCAATTCTCTTTCGTTACGATCTAAATTGAACTCTAAATATACAATTTCATCGGTTAATCGTTGATAATCAAGCAGCCATTCATACAATTGACAACGCACCTCCCTCATTCCTTACAGATTCCTTACAAATCATCTGTAAGGCACTCAATCCCAAACACACCAACGTTTGAAGCCACTTTATTTTATCCTTACAGATGCAAACTTTACTCTTTTATATATTTATATTATCTATCCCTTTTCCTTCTTTATTTATTTCTTTCTATTACTACTACTTCTATCTGTAAGGAAAGAATATATAATACTATAAAGGTATATATATAGGGATTTGTAAGCATTACAGATGTCTTTTTCATCTGTAAGGAATTCTTTTTCTCAAACACGACAAGAACCCTTATGTTCATTAACTTTACAAGCCTTACATATTCCTTACAGATGTACCTGCTAGATTTGTAAGGTTATCTGTAAGGAATCTATTCTTTCGAATAAACACGCCTTGTTTTCCCGTCAATCCATTTTGCGACCGATTCAAACCCAGCCGCTTTCAGACGACGACCGAATTCGGTACTTCCAACGGGATTCAAACCACCTTCCACGCAAAACGCATTGTATTGCATATAGACGCCTTTCGTCTGTTTATCCACAACCGCGTATTCATCCAAATAAGACAGAACACTATCCGACTCTACAAAATACTCTTTCGTTTTGGCTTCAATCGTTTCTGAATCACTAATTTTTCCACCGTTAGCACGGATCCGTTCGATGCCGTCAAGTGCTAGTTTCAAAATATAAGACTTTGCATTATCAGTAGACAACTTATTTCTTATTTCGTGGTCAATCGTCGTAACTCGACCGTCACACGGTATGACTGTTAAACGCCTCACAATCCCCCCTGACTTATCTTTGAACGTTGGCATCTCATTGCATGTAAATATGAGTGTCGCCTTGTTTTCAAGCGTCATGGGAGCCGAGTAGATGGGACGAACTGTAATGAAGTCGCCAGACGCTAATGTTTTAAAGTTGGCCGACTTGTCCAGGTAACTTGCGTTGATATCGTCACCAATGTTTACTAACTTTCCAACTAATGTATGTACGGACGTGTCATCATCAAATTTATCAAGCGCGACACCTGCATACATGCCATTTGTAAAGTTCTTTACCATATCAAGGAAGGTGGATTTTCCGTTTTCACCCGATGCACCTTGGAAGAAAAACACCTTATGAGGAAATGATTTCGTCATTAAAACGTGACCTAATATTTCTTCAACCACTTGTCTTAGATCTGGTCTATCCACCGTTAAGAAGTTAAGGAAATTATCGACGTGTTCGTCATAAGCGTCTTCATCGTATTTAACATCCAAATAAAACGGCGTGAATCCGTAATCAATTTTAATTATCTCGCCGTCATCGATGATATGGCCTTCACTTAAAGCAATTGGATACTCGTCTTCATCTGCCAAATAAGATTTAATTTCAAAGAGCTGCATCAATTGTTTATGTTGTGCTGGATTCAATCGTACAATTTTATCAATTTCACGAAGTAACAAATTATTATCCGTAACGTATTTGTTGGTGCCACCACTATGTGGTCCGGCTTGTGATCTAAAAAACAATCTTTGGTTATAATAATGAATGTCTAGTTTTTCAACGAGCGCTTCACTCGTAACAATCATATCTTTCGGGTTAATTTCCGCTTTCTTTTCTTGCGGTTTCTTTTCCATAACGGATTGCAACGTGTTCTTTAGTTCTTCGTCCGGTAAAGGCGTTGCGAACACGTACGTATTAAGATAGACCGCCAATGTTGCCATCGTTTCCGTATCGAGTGAGTATTGTTCTAATGTCGTCAGCAAATGACTGTATATGGCACTGTTTCGACCTTGACCATCTTTAAGGTGTAACAGGTCATGTTTTAATTTGGATGGGTACAAGAGCGTAGGCAACTCTGGCAATTCATTTAGATTGTCCAAATAGTGTTCATTGTTCATTCGCCTAAATTCGCCATTTTGTTTGATTGTTGCTTGCGCCTTATTACCCGTCTTGTAATCTACTTTAATACCGGCGACCGTTGTTTTGTCGGTGTAATTTCGGATAGGTGTATTAATCTGTTCGGTTGTTGGTCGCCTGTACCAAAGATGAAAACCCCTGTTTGTGTGAACTTTAAGGGTTGGATATGTTTCAAATAATTTGTCTGCAGCTTGTGATTTTTCGTCAAAATCTACGACAACAATATCTTTATTTAAGATGACGCCTGCATCTTTATAATTGGTATGATCCGTACTAAAGATGTCGAATTTATGTTTGGGGACCTTACCCTCTAGTTCAATATATTTTACATACATGAGAGTGAACGCCCTCCCTTCTCTTTTGGTAGCTGTTGTTAATAGTAATTGTCGAAGTATACGAGTTATTCAGTATCTATTGTACATAGTGTTGCTTTAATCCTAATTCACACCCTATAATAGGAATATTAGGAGGTGAATAGAATGGCAGTTTATTCAGTTACTTACGATTTAAGAAAAGAAGGACAAGACTACAAAGGGTTGATTGAAAAGCTCGAATCAATGACATCTCATAAGTATCAACAGTCAGCTTGGATAGTCAAATCCTCACTGACCGCTCAAGGTATCTACGAATTGTTAAAACCATTCATTGATACAAATGATTGGGTTTTGGTGATTGAGGTAAAAAACAACAAATATGGATGGTTACCAAAAACTAGTTGGGAAACTATTAACAATCTATTCAAATGATAATCGAGCCGGGATAGCTACCCGGCTCCTCGCTTAATCTTTCCTCAACAAATCCCTAAGTGCTTTTTCGAAACAGACATAGCATAAATATTTACCACGTTGCCTAACTGGATTAGTTTTGCATTCAGTGCATACTTTTGGCTGCATAGCTACCCTCCTAGTTTTCGATTCGATTAATGCTGTCCTTTGATGAAAACCCTTTCGGATATCTTTTACGAAGTTTTTCAATGTTGCCAGTAGCAATACTTTCGAGCGATAAACCGCACATCGTCGCAAGCCCTGCCGCGTAATGAAGCACGTCCCCCAATTCGTTCTTAATTTCTTCTTGATTTAGTTCGTGTCCGTGAAATGCGTGTTTTTTGATATGACCCCCACACTCCCCGGATTCTTCAACTAATCCCAAGCCATAGTTTGCTAGGGCCCATTTCTTTTCTTGGAAATCATTTCGTACCGGCAATGTTCTTTTACTTAGTTTTTGATACTCATTTAACTTCATTTCTTTACCTCCAAATGTTTATTTACAAGATGATTATTTACAAGGTCTTCAAGATGTTTTATTTTCATCGAATGCGGATCATCAAGTTTAATATTTAACGATTTTGCTTTATCGATAAGTTGATTACGTTTCTCGATTGATCGCTGCCAGTTGATTGTGTTTTTGCTGTTTGGTGATTTCATGTTGATGGCTCTTCCTTGTAATTCAGAAACTCCAACAATTCCGCGCGACTTCTACCTGTTGGAACGATATTCTTTGTAGCCATTTTCGCAAATGATTCAACCGCTACAAGTTTTTCTTTTTCCATTGCGATCAAATGTGTTTCGCCTTTGTGAAAAGCGAATATCGCAATGCTTAGTTCATCCATTTTATGGATTGTTTTAGTCATTTGGCATCCCCCTCCTACGCAATTCATTATCTTGAATAAAGAATTCTACTTGCCCACCAACAAATGCCCTCGTGCTATTAGCGCTGTTAATTTTATATTTCATAGACATAAGAAACACATCTTTGTATTTTCTGCTTGGATGACGGTAAAACGCTATAATATTCGCTTGATGATTTGGCGCTTCACCAAATATGAAATTTCTGCCGATATACATATCTTTGACAATATCTCCCGGGTATTTTTCATCCAAATACTTTATGAAACAATACTCAACCTCTTCGATCGTTTCAAATTTGTGAGAAACCCTAATGTTGCGCTTGTAATTTCTTCTTTCGAAAGATTTGTATTGTGCAACCAGCCTTTTACTTGCGTCACGTTTTAACATTTTTCAACACTCCCCTTCATATTTCTAAAACAACTGCCGATTTACCATCTTCACGTACCAATTCAAATCAATTAGTCGCTTGTCCATCCCATCAATCGAACCGTTAAAAACCATGGCCGACTCTGGACAATTCGCAAATTTATGATGTTTGTTCGTTCCTTTTTCATCACGTACTTTATAGACGGTCCCTAACTTTTTATCTTTTGTTGCGAAAATACGATTCACCTTTTGTAGATCAACCATTCCAATACGTCCGTTTACTAATCGTTCGTGGACCATGCCGTCATAACTCCCTGCCTTGGCTACCAATTGGAAGGGTAGCAATTCATTCCGTTTCCATGTATCGATTACTGTTGTTTGGATGGGCACGCCGTGCATGTAGTAAGCCACAAGTGCCATATCAATGACGGACAGACTGTTACGTTCCCAATCCCCACCATGATGATTACTCATACGTCCTATGGCTTTAATCGAACCGTCCGCATACGTAATGCAGTAATTATTCACGTCCCGTTGTGCAATCTTGGTTATTTTATCAACGTCAAAACTTAACTTATACTGCTTGCTAAACTGGTCCAGAACATTCTTTATCATTTGTTCCATTCCGTCATCGTACTTAATGATGATTGCATCCGTATTTGATTGAATCAATTCACAAAATGGTTCTAAGAGTAGAATTAAATGTGTCCAAATCAATTGACCGTTCACAACAATATTATTTGCTTGCATCGGATCATATAAAGTGTTGTAAATACTCTTTGATGCCCCGTAGGTACTGCTGAGCACAATCTTGTATGCTTCTTCTTTCGGGTCCTTTTTCGCCTTCAATTTTGCTCGTTGATCATAGATTTTTTTAAACAGTTCCGGAGCTGTCGATGCCCGGCTAATAAAATCATTGTTAATCATGAGTGACGGGTAAAAAGATGAAACGTCAATCTGTAAAAAGTTACCCTCACCGATGTAATTTTCTTTTGCGCCGTGTAATCCACCAAAACCATAAACGTGATCCAATCCTGCTAATTTTAAATTGAGTGATTTCTTCTCTAGCAATTCGTGGCTTTTAGTATTTTTATATTCTGTTTCTATGTCCTTATAAAATGAAACAAGTTCTTTTGGAATCTCGTTTACTTTCAATCTTTTGTCATACGACAATAGCAGTCTGTCATTCTTGGAATCTGTCGTTCTTGCTTTTAAAACAGAAGCCGATAGATTAGCCCTGGTCTTTTTAAGTTCGGTCGGCTGCAACTCAAATGTCTGTACCAGTTCAAACTTTGAAGCAAAATACGCTTCACGTTTATCAAATAATTCAGCTGTCACTTTCACATCGTTTTCACAATAAGCAAATACTTGTTCAATTTCTGCTGCAATTAATTTTGTTTTGTTAAAATCAACAGGCGATTCAATAATACTTAACCCTAAATTTGCCTGTGCTTCTTTTAGTGACAATCCTTGCCTAGCTTCTTGCATAACATCGAGCGTGACTAAATTTAGTCGTAAACTAATTCGTTGGCCTTCAAATATTCGTTTTGTTAATTCATAGGGATCTACATCCGTTAACAATCCAGCTAAAATTAAATCGTTATATCGATAGTTGTTATATCCTACTAATATTTGTTTAGAAGAAAGAGCGGCTTTTAACCGCTCCTTATTGTTGTGAATTCGTTCAATTTCACCTGTATCAGTGTTAAGAAAAACTATCATCCAATCGTTCGGAAAAACTTCGATATCATAAATTGTGAACATGATTCAACACGTCCCTCTTATTAATTAAATGGTAGAGGTTCAGAAACTTCGAAGTTCTGACCCGATTTCCCCGCTTTATTTTTCCAACTTGTCAATTTAAGTCCAACCTCTTTGCCTAATCCGTCTTGGAAGGCTGCAACAAGATCTGTTTCTGGTTGGATGAAATCTTCTGGTGACAATACAACATCTACCGCATGTGCTGTTTTCATTGCTAGTTTCATATTCATAGCAATCATGCTTTCAGTAATGAATGAAATCATTCCGAAATATTTACGCCCTTCAAAACCTTCGTTCAAAATTTCGAATTGCACAGACAACCATTCCCATCCGCTATCACTTGTGCGCCATTCAGCTGTAGTGAAAATTGCATCGTACACACCGTCCGGAAGATTTTCAAAGTCGCTCACCGGTGAAGTTGCTGGGTCAAATCCGTCTGCTAGTAGTTGTGCTGCCATTGCTTTTAAGTCCATTGCCATTATAATTACCATCCTTTTATCCCTCGTCGGGGTTGTTTTTTTATAGTTTTGGTTCGATTGTTACTGTGTTGTTGTTTGGTCGAAATGTGACGTTAATCATGCCTTACAAATCTTGCGTCTACTGTTTTTCCGCAATCAGTACAAACCTTATAGTGTTTGTCGCCGCTGAGATTAAAGAAACGTTCTTTCTTCTGAAACCAATTAGCATTTTTGTGTTTACAGAAAAACTGACCTATTTTACCTTTTTCAGTAATTCCTAAGTTGTTAGTCAAAGAATTCACTCCTTCCAATGCCTACCGCCTACCTAGCACGTCGTGGTGGACGGGCAGGCCTTGGTGCGGTTGCTGCAGGTCGCGCCGTTCTGGTTGTTGGTGTTTCTACCGCCAATGCGGGTTGAGTTGGTGCTGTCCTTGGTGGCGTTACTACCGGTGGTGCTTCTGTAATTGCTTCTTTTATTGGTTCTTTTACTGTTTCTGTTGGTTCCGGAGCGGCTGTTTCTACTACTGGTGCGACCGCTTCCGGCACAACAGGAGCAACTGGTTCTGGTGTAGCCACTTCTTCGGCTACTTGATCAGCCGCTAATTCTTGCTGTTCAAAAATCTTCTTCGCTTCAACTACTGTCGTTTTTTGTGAACGATCATAAGCACCAACAACTGAGTCAAGCAATGTCTTAATATTTTCGTCATCAACCATGTCCCGTGAATAGTTTTTTCGTTTGGATTCAACTCTACGAATATAGTTCTTTCCAATCTTTTGGCACAGAATTGTATAGTCTGAGTTTCCATTTACGATGTTCATCCACTTTTGTTTTAACGAAGGGACATGTTTCATAACATTGTTATCTTCAATCGTGTTTAATCGAGAAACATAAATGACATTGATTTTCTTCTTCATTGATAAACCTTTCATTTTCATCACAAATGCACGGACCATACTTTCTAACATTCCGTGACCCTTACCCCATCCAATGTCACCGATATAATCAACACCGGCTGATTCTGTCACGTCCTGTTCAAAGAGCGATACAATATCGTCAATAACGTCAACCACGATGGTTTCAAACGTGTGGTTCTTTGTTCCCAGTTCGTTAATGACTGAACCAAGCATTGCAAACGCGGTTCTTGCAATTTGTCCATCCGAGCCACGTTCGTTTGAAATACTGATAGAAGGAGTTTCAATCATTTCCGCATTTCCATCCGTATTCAGATTTAACGGGTTCGGGAATTCATCTGCAAAATAAGTTTTTCCATGCATCGTGCCGCCATAAATTACGTAATTTCGTGGTGTTTCCTTCGGAACTTTCTTTTCGTTTTTTGGTAGTAGATTCATTGTGTTTCCTCCTATTTTTTTCATTACTTTCCTATCAAGCACATTTTTTTCAAGTGAATGATCTGCTTCATTTTGCATATATTCAAAATCAGCCTGGGACATGTTTATCCACCTTCAATCCAAGACTTTAAACTCGATGCCTTGGCTACTCATATACTCTTCAAGTGCATCCAGTTGGGATTCAGTGCCTATCACCTCATATACATCCAAGAACACTTCTTCTTTTGCTACTGGAGCAACAGGCACTGTCACTTCGATGACTGGTTCAACAACGGGTGGGATTGCTACTGCTTCCTCCGCCAATGCTTGTTCCGCAACATACTTTCTTTCCTTCAACACTTGTTCAACATCACTTTCTATGCGATCACGTACTTCTTGAAACTCTTGATAATCCAACAGATTAATATAAGTGGATTCAATCAAATCAAGTTCGTGCCTTTCATTCATCAATTCAACGTGACTTTTAATGATTTCTTTATCTGAAGCAAGTTTGTCTTGTTTCATTTTCAAGTGTTCAGCAGTAACAGAAAATTCCTCTTCGATTGATTTGAATGTTTTACTTTTTGTTAGGTAACTATCTTCAATGACTAGTTCAGTAGAATGCTTTTCATCAAGCCCAAACTCTTCAATAATTTTTTCCGAAATCTCCTGGACTTTCACTTTCTTTTCTTCTTTGCGCTTTTCTTCAAATGCATCATTTTGTTCAACGAGTGGACTAATAACTTCATCAAACTTTTTGTTTAGTTCCTTACACTGATTTTCAAAAACAGTAACTGATTCAGTAAGTTGTTTTTTTGTGCTTTTGCGATAGTCGTCAAGCGTGCGTTTACCTTTTCGTAATTCAGTAATTGTCTTTCTGCATTCCGTAGCGTCTTTCTCGGTAAAAGTAAGGCCGCTATACTTTTTAAGGTTTTCATCAAGAATTGCTTCAAGTTCCGCATAATTGAATTCAACTTTTGCCGGTTCAAATTCGATTGTTTTTACTGCTAATTCATTCAAGTTGTTACCTCCTGTATTTTTAGTTGGTGTCTTTCCACTAAAATCATGCTCACTTGCTCCAGGGTTATCTTTTAACCACTCACAACGCTTCTGAAATGCGTCAATTGCTTTGAGTATCCTGTCTATAAACACTTCGTCCCTCTCGACGGTTCGAATCTCCAAACGCTCAACATCAAACTCAACATCGAAGTCAGCTGGTCGTTCATAAAGTGCAAGCCAAGACGAACTTAAATCAAACAGATACATATACAACTGCATTTGTGGGATATACGTTTTGGTGCTCAACGTCTTTCCATGCGTCTTGATTTCCAGTAGCAAGTTTTGCCCGCGATCCATTCCATCACAATTTCCTCGAGCCATGATTTCTTTATTGATAATCGTGTCCGGGAAAAACTCTGTTTGATTTACCGCATTTATATAATCCCGAATCTGCGGCTCCAAGATGTTTCCGAATTCGGTGTACATGTTTCCGACAAAATCTGATTTATCGATACCTACCTTCTCTCTTGCCAGTTGATAGGCTGTTCTGTATTTATTAAGGCCTAATATCGTTGGAACGTCTGAACCACCAATGTACAAGTTGCGGTTCTTGGTGACGTTTGTGTCATTGTTGGTGAACATCAGTCATCCTCCTCCACAAACTTCACAAACAACTCGTCCGTGAAATCCTTCTTTTCTTTCAGTGCTGCATATATTTGGTCTTCGATTGAATGTTTTGTAATAAATTGATAGACGGTCACTTTCTTCGTTTGTCCGTTTCGGTACGCTCTTCCCAACGCTTGCTCGTAATCTTGCAACGAATACGTAGGTGTATAGAAAACAACCAAATTTGCATACTGCAATTCGATACCTGCTGAGCCTGCCATGTACTGAACAAGTGTTACGGAATCTTTTAAGTCGTCCCACACATCACGCTGTGGCAATTCAGAACGTTGACCACTCACTTCATAGATTTTTTTAGTCTTTTTCAGTAGATCAATTAAGTCATTCTTTTCTTGTTGGTAGTAATAGAAGATGATGATATTTTCCGACGTTCCTTCTGCCAACATTTCTACATATTTCAGCTTGTCCTTTTGATTTGCGTAGTAGCGTAAACCATGGGCCAATCTCGGGTACGTATCATATACAAGTGGCTCGTCTGCCCCTTTTGGTTGGAAAATACGGTCCTTCTTGATTTTGAGATATTCAGTACTTCTCTTAAACGAAACATCTTCAACTACCAATGGAGGCAAATCCAAACAATCTTCTTTCGCTAACTTCACTGAAAATGATTGGTATTGTTGTTTTAACAGTCCTTCATTTTTCCAACTCTCAACCTTTTTCACTACTCGGCTTCCAAGATATAAATTTCCGAACACTGCATTTTGTTTTTCGAATTGAGTTTTGTTTTTATAGAATCCAAACATGATAAAGTAATTTGACGTGTCCACCCATCCGTTACTTGAAGGGGTTGCAGACAGTAAAACAAATTCCGTACTTGTTTGTGTTAGATTTGTCGCAGCCTTCCCTCGTTGGGATGTTGGATTCTTCACCATGTGGCACTCGTCGTAAATGACGAACCATCCAGCATAGGTCTTCCAGTGCTTTGCAATCGTGCCGTATGAAAGCGCATCGTATGTGATTTCAATATCGTAGTAATTGCAAACCATCTGAATATCTCTATCCCAACCGCCCTCTTTTATCTTTTGTGGAGGGGCTACGATCAGTAGCGGTTCACCGTTTGAATGTTTTAAATAATGATGGATTGAAAGAATTGTTTTTCCCGTCCCCGTATCCAATGCGTACAGATAGGAAGGCATTGCATTGTCTAGTACTTCTTTTTGAAAGTCATATAACATAGAATTGTCTAAGCTTGTCCTTGACGTCGTCGACGCTGTAAGCGACAAATGCAGCACCTCCCGATTTATTGATTTGTCCGATGTGGTACTTTTGCAGTTCGCTTACTACCCCACCAGGACGCTTCACTTCAATGCCTACGAAACGTCCATTGATGCATGCGATAATATCCGGTACTCCTGCTTTTTGATACATGGATCCGTGAACTTTCATGTGCCATGCTTTACCGTTACTTTCAAGGTTGTCCAGGTAACGTTTAATCTGGTTTTCAATCGTCTTTTCAGACTGTTTACGAGTCACCCTCGACCGCCACCAGTAAGTAGCTCAATATCGGATTTCTTTGCTTTACGTGCTTTTAACTTCTGAGTTGGTTCATCATAAAAGTATTCACTCAACTTCTCGGAAGATAGTTTGTCAGTTTCCACAAGTTCGGCGATACCGACAACATCCAATTCTTTTTGGGTACGGGCTACATCATCCGCTAGTTTTGACTTGTCGAACTTACGTGAACTACTATTCGCTACCGTTAATACGTGCGCTTCGTTGTCTTTATAGGCAAGAACGTTCCCGTTATTTAATATGTGGTCGATAATCGTTTCTGTCTTCTTGTCCATCCCGGCCTTCAAATGAGATCTTTGACGCTTAAACTCTTCAATTTCGTTGAACAGGCCATTGATCTCAGATTGTTTCATGCCGACTTTTATTGTGACGTCCATGAATAATTCTCTCCTTTTGTGATATAGTTGTTGTAAGTTATTTACTTAAGCGGCCCTCTGCAAAGGGTCGTTTTTTATTGTGGGTACAACTCCCGATACTGTGTGTACGCATAAAACAAATCGCTGTTCAACGGCATACCAACTTTGATATAACAGCTGGTACAAGTGAATACGTTGTGTGCGTGTGAATAAGTGCCTTCTTCAGTTCTTACAAATTCCTCTGGGGTAATTCCGTACCGTTCCCCTTGTTCGACATACTCACTGACTTCCTGTGGTTCTTGCTTGCAATATGGACAATGTAGACTTTTCATTTGATTTCACCACCCCTCTATCCAATAACAACAAACTCAACGTCCGGGTTCATTTCCACAACCCGTTCTACCAAACCCCTAACGGCTACTTCAAAATGTGAACTTGCTACGCTTATCCCATCCACATTAATTAACCAAAGCCCTTCTTTGTTTTTCCATACTTTCAACTCAATTGGAATCAATTACTTCACCTCCCTTCAAAAGAATAAATCGACTGCTGCCATGATTATCAAGGTGATATAAAAAGCCCCGATTAATGATCCGACTAGTAACCCATGCTGTTGCGTATTCATGTTTACACCTCGCTTTTTATTAGTGCTTGTTATTTACGATTGCTGCAAAGATCAACTTGTGCTTTTGCATGACTGGCATTTTCAGCCATACTTTTGGATCGATTTTCATATAGGTAGCCTCCTTTTTTAATTAAGCGCTTAAAGCTTCCAAAGCCCCGCACACTTCCGCCCATAGAGCTCGAAGCGTTTTTGTGCCTTCGCCCCAGGCCTGTAAAATAGTAAGCGCAACTTCTGGTTCGTCTTTAGCTAGTTCAGCTAATTTAACCGGTAGATATGCGTGCATCTTAACTAACTCTGGTGGAATCATTGCCTGTCCCTCCTTTTTATTCGTGCTAGGCATTTCTTGTCCATTTCTTAGCCGACTCCTGATTGGCGTATCATTACACTACATTAATTGTGTACTTGACCAGCAAAAAAAATTATGCTGTCGAATGGGACGTTTACATTTTCTGCAAAGTTGTAGCCTTGGTCCATTCGGAATATCCGTCGGTACTTTTCATATTGGATGTACGTCTTTGCCGTCATTCTCATCCTCTTGGCCATTTGTTCTTGCGTTAAATCGGATAGCAGTCTTGCTTGCTCCAGTGTGTATTTCAACGTCTAGCACCTCCTTGATTAATACATTACTACACGAATAATGTAGTTACAAGTCTAAAATACAATAATAATGTAGTTTTCATCACAATTGAACACAAGGACCTATTCTTTATGTAGTTAAGTACATATATAATGTATGCAGGAGGTGAGTAAGACAACATGAGTTTAGGTAAATTAATAAAAACACTAAGAAAAAAGAATGGATTTACACAAAAGGAACTGGCAAAGGTTTTAGAGTTATCACCAACTGCTGTTTCAGCTTGGGAGCTAAATACGAATAAGCCTATGATGGATAAACTCTCTATAATGTCGGAACTCTTCGAAGTACCAATATCAACTTTTTATCAATTCGAAGAAAAGCCTACAAACGTTATAGAAGTATCCCAACGAACAGTCAGAATCCCAGTATTAGGAGTTATAGCTTGTGGTGATCCAATCCTTGTGGAAGAAAACTACGAAGATTACCGTACAGAATTAGAGGAGCGGTTGCCAACAGGTAAATTATTTTACCTAGAAGCAAAAGGAGACTCTATGCATCCAGAGATAACAGATGGATCAATGGTTCTGTTACGAGAGCAGCACGATGTGGAAAACGGTGAAATTGCCGCAGTCATGGTAAACGGAAATACAGAAGCTACATTGAAACGCGTAAAAAAACAAGGCGACATGATAATATTGATGCCGGAAAACTCGGATTATGAACCAATATTCGTCACCAAAGACAACCCAGCACAAATAATTGGGAAGGTCATGCGTTCCGAACGAAAACATTAATTCCAACCGGTTGCAATTAAATAAAAATACGAGCGGCTCATATGTCGCTCTATTTTTTTACCTACTATAAGAAAGGAGTTTACTAGAATGGTCGCTAAAATAGTTACTATAATGAGAGTAGCAATTTACATTAGAGTATCTACTAAAATGCAAGAAGATAAATATAGCCTTAGCGCACAAATATATGAATTGAACAAATATGCGAACGCCCAGGGCTGGGAAATAGTCGATACTTTTAAGGACGTAGACAGTGGGACCAAATTAAAAAAAGATGGACTGGAAGCTATGCTGGATACCATAGAAGAAGGTCTGGTTGACGTAGTGCTATGTATCGAGCAAGACCGCCTTTCTCGCTTAGATACAGTGAAATGGGAGTTTTTAAAAGGCATACTGCGAGATAACAAGGTTAAAATAGCCGAGCCAGGCAACATTGTAGATTTATCGAATATTGATGATGAGTTCATGTCTGACCTAAAAAACCTTCTCGCGCAACGTTCGAGAAAAGATATGTTGCGGAAAATGGGTCGCGGTTTACGCCAGAGAACGCGTGAAGGTAAAGTTTGGGGACCTCAGCCAGAGGAATATCATTACGACCGTGTCACTGAGATATTGACGATTAATGAAGATAGAGCCTGGTTGATCCCCTTCATAGACAGTAAATACCTAAAAGAGAAAAAGAGTCCTACTGAGATTTCCGTTGAATTAAGTAAACGGTGTAAAACGGCTGAAGGCAAGGAATGGACAGCATCCCAGGTAGTCGATAAATTAAAGCGTAAATCTTATCACGGCGTTTTTGAGCGGAAATTTAAAAGCGAAACGATCACCACTCCTAACGTGTACCCGAAACTCCGAACTGAAGGAGCTTATAATCAGATACAAGCCGAAATGGAGAGAAGGTACAACTGGAAGCCTTCTGAACCGCATATGTTGCGGGGTATAGTTTCGACTTGTGCAAGCTGCGGGAACCCTTTAGTCATTGAAAAGTCTGCCACACCCGGTAGAAGAGAAGGACAAGAATATTATACCTATTCTATGGCACACTCAAGTAAGAAACTTAAAGAGAAATGCAGTAGTAAGCCGTATATTAACGTCAAGCGTATCCAACACCGACTGATTGAAGTAGTTAAAAGTATTCTCACTGACCCCGAAAAAGCAAAACAGTATATTGATTCCGGATTTGATGAAGATGAAGTTACTAAATTGGGAAAAGAGATCAAACAACTCGAAGCACAAAAGCAAAACGTCCAAGAGAAAATAGACCGTTTGCTAGATTTGTACCTTGACGGAACCTGGCCGAAAGAAAGACTCGATATTAACCGTGTTAAATTAGACAGTCAGTTTTCTATTTTGGATAAAGATTTGGAAGAGTTGCAGCGGAAACGGAATTTAATCCAGCGAAACCAAATTAATTATGATTCTGTTCTGGAATATATGTCCGTAGCGGAACGTTTCGAGGATATGCTAGACGTGCAGGAACAACAGGACATGCTGGGTAGCCTGTTCCCGTCAGCAACTTTAGATATTGAGCTAAACGAATTCACCTTACACACTTACCTACCACAAGGCGTGACAATAGATATTAAAATTGAAATTGAATCAACTGAAGAAACAAGGAATCGGGAAACATTAGAACTGGCTAGGGTTAGATATGACCGCGCACAAAAAAAATTGAATAAGCATAAGGGAATGACTATGAAAGCGCTAGGATTAGCTGTAGGAGCCATGCCGAACACTTTAAGGCGAGACCAGGAAAGGTTTGGTCCATTTAAACATTTAGCGCCGCATTGGTCTTGTCCTAATCTGAGACAGGAAAGAGTTGATGCGATTAAAAAAGAATTGGCTCTGGACCCCCAAGCAAGCGGAAGAAAGTTAGCTGAATCTACGGGGATATACCGTAAGATGATACGAAGATTGATAGCAGAAGAAGGCCTAAAACCTTGATGTGGGTGGTTTTATGCCCTTGTGGAGAAAGCAATGTTATTACTTGCCTTTATAGCAAGACTTACTACAGTAAAGACTGTCATAAAGCAACGTCAAAACTTTAGATTCTCCAGTTGGAAAGTGAGGCGACAAGTGTATAGTAGGAATGCGAAATTATAGAGAGCCTAACCGCTCTCTTTTTTAATGCACAAAAAAAGACCACTCATAAGAGTAGTCAATTAATCCACAATGCTAATAGTTCTTGGCAACGAATCCATGAAATTAATATACTTCTTTTTTCTCATATTGACCAAATGCCCGTGAACAGTGGATACAGATTTAAATCCTGTAGCTGCCGATATTTCCCTCATGGTCGGCGGATATTGCTTTTCGTTAATGTGGTTTTTTATATAGTCATAAATCTGTTGTTGTCGCTCACTCATTTAACTTCGACTCCCGTCATTGAAAAATACTCACTCATTAATTCCTCAGTCCTGTTGCGTAATCTAATATTAAGATAACGTCGAAGGTCCTCATATCCCCCGCTGTAAAAAACGTACTCGGTAAAATCTTTGTCCATACCCTTCTTGATTAACTTCATGTTATTACGCTTCAAATAAATGTTCGACTTTTTTAATTCAGCCTGTGCGTTTTTAATCGCCTGGTCAATCATATTTGTGTATGGCCGCTTTAATTTAAACGGACTTACTTCTATAGTAGATAAATCTTTTTCTAATATTTTTATTAACATCGGTAAATATATAGCGTTTTCGAAATATGCTATTGCTTCGGATGGTATTGACGACATTAGATCACCATGCTTTCTCTTTGTACTACGGGAAAAAGTGCCAGCACGTTATCAATCCGAAAGGTGCGTTTAGATCCGCGAAGGAAGCAATAGGCCTGGAATGAATCCTCATTGACTTGCAGCACCCTGATTCTTCGCTTACTGATTGCACCATCGTTGGCCATGTACATCATAACTAAGGATTCGTTGTATCTAATCGATTTCGTTAATTTGTTACGCACACTCGTTCCCTCCCTTTTAATTAGTATACCGAATGAACGTTCGTAAAGCAATAGAATTTTCTAGATGTATTGTAATTATCAAGCGTCGAACATTGCCGCAATCTCGCTAAGCATCGGATTAACCGTTTCAGCTCTTTCCAATGCGTGCGCTTTTCTCCTAAATGCGTGGAATAAATAAGCGTACCATTTTTCCGGATTGATACGTCCATTCTTCAACCTCACATAAGCGCTACGTAGAACTGCACCAAATTCTTCTACATGCGTTTCGATTCGGATAGACGTATTAACCTTAGCTTTGAACAACTCGCCTGTAATGCGGTACAAATCGTTGTAGTCTGACGTATACGCAAAGGCTTGCTGGTACCATCCAACGGGTAACGATTCCTTTAGGAGTTCTTTGTTGTCGGTTTTATTCTCCTTGACTACATTCCTAGATTCTTTTTTAACAGGTGCGTCTGTAACGTATGTAGTACTTGAATTTAAATGAGTATTAGAAAGAGCTTCTTTGGTGTGACATTTCGGTGTGACATCTTGCTTGTCAACAGCGTTTTCCACCGTTACAAATACGATGGCATTCGATGATTGACGCTTGTCTCCATTATGACGATTAAGTTCATGTTGTTTAATGATGCCTAGTGATTCCAGTAAGTTGCAGGCGCGCACAACAGTACGTCTAGAAACCCCTACCATATCTGCAATCTTGTTTTTGGATAGATAGCAGACACCAGGATACTTACACGAATAACGGTGCAACACGTCCAGCACTTCTTTTGTGGATGGAGTTAGTTGATCCGCATATAATTCGCGTACTGCTATCGTATTTTTGTTGAGTTCGTCTATATGGACGAATGGTTGTAATGATGTGTATGTATCTATTGTATTTAATAGTGTGGACATGTTGCCACCTCCTTTTCGCTCATACTTAATAACCTATTAGTTATAATATAAACCCTAATGATAATAAAAGCAACCTATTTAATAACTTATAGGTTATTTATCATTTCCTTTTAGGCTGGTTTCATATACAATAGAGATAGTAAGAGTATGCAATGGAGGTGAATTTATATGGGAATGGCAGAAAAGATTCGCATGTTGTTAGCGAAAGAGAATAAAAATTTAACTGAACTAGCGGATCTATTGGGTACATCACAACCAAATCTTTGGAAGAAAATGAAACGTGATAATTTTAGTGAAAAAGAATTAGTGGAGATTGCTGATGCAATGGAAGTAAAGTATGAAGCGAATTTTAAATATGAAGATGGCACGAAGATATAATTAAAATACAAATACGTCTCTTGAAAGGTGTGTGGATTTTATCTGGGAGTGGTTATCAAATGAATGGGCTTTATTAATAGGAAGTGCTGTTGTTGGGGGAATAATAACGCATATTTTTTATAGACTAAAATTAAAGATAGAACAAAAAATAAGGTTTCAAAATACTATTGGGGATGAGGTAGTAAACGCTTTACTAGAAATCAGAAAAATAGCGAGCGAAACGTTGGCCGTCGAAGTGTATAACGTAGCAAATGAATTAGATAAACAAGGAAGTAGATTTGACATGAAAAAGGCTCAACAGTTCCCATCAATAATGCAAGATAGGGATACTTACTCAAGTTTTTTTGGAGAAATCATGTATGTAAGAAGTGAGTACAGGGAAAGTATAGATCAGGATGTTGCTGCATATTTATTACATGCAGAAGAATACTTCGTGAATTTATTGACGTTTGTCGTTGAAAACGAGATAGAAGATTTACCGAAAATAGGTACTGTATTTATCCATGATATACAAAAATGGCATGTTTCCTTTGATAAGGTTTTAATAAGAAAAATAAATAATACTCCTCTAAAACTGGAATCTCACACCGGGATTAAGTTGCGATTTAAGAAGTTTATATTATCAAAAGTATTATGGAAAAGATCTTTTTTATATAAACTTAGTAATGGCATCCAAAATGATAAACTGAATTGGGCTTATGCAGTACTAGAAGATGCAAAGAAAGGCGATTACCCCATAATGGAGTAGTCGCCTTTCGGGTCTATCTGTAAAAGTATGTCTCACTCTTACGCTCACAATTAGGACAATATACAGTTCCCTTCGCTCTCTTTTCATCCACCTTTTCCATATGTAATAAAAATAAAAAATCATTGCACACGGCGCACGGCGCGTTAAATAAGTAATCTTTAATTTCGGTTTCGAAATTTGTATGCATTTTACCCCCTCCTATTTATCTGATTATACATGAGGTCTAAATACCCTTCAACACTCAAATAAATAAAGGCGACACCCCGTAATGGAGTAGTCGCCTTTTAATTGTTCGGTTTGCAAGTAAATAAAAAAGTATATGAGATGCTTTTTCGACCCTTATAGTTATTCCTATTTCTTGAAATGCTTAGTTATTTCATTAGGAATCGGTATCTTGGAATTATTCGCTACAGAAATATACTTAAAGATGCTGTAAACATAAGAGGATATAAAATAACCAATCCCAAGATAGTGAATATTCACAGGAATATATTGCAATAGATTTGGATTAGGTACTAAGTTCACTGCAAATAAATGAACGAATAATAATGCTGTCATCGCAACTATGTTCGCGGTAAATTTCCAGAACTTGGCTTGAATTTTATGATCTTTTAAATACTCCTCATCACTTTTTGTGTTAGGCATAACACCCAATATAGCATCTAATATGGCTATTAATACAAACGCCCCCGCCCCCATAATTAGTTGCTCTGCGCTAACTCCTGCGGTCGCCAATATAGTCGCCATTAAAGTGGCCGCAGTTATCTTTAATAATGTGGCTTCTTTAAATGTAGATATGAATTCATTTTGAAATATAATAAATGGTGTAGGTAAGTTAATCGTCATAGCTTTATTACTCACCCTTTTCCTTAGTGAAGTACTTATACTATGCCCACCCATACGGTGTTTATGCTTAATTCCGATTACTTCCACGGATCCATTTTCACAAATAGCGAAAGCTTTATTGATAATGATTATATCTCTTTTGATAGCGACATCAAAATTCACTCTCTTGTATCCAAGTTGGTTAACTTTTTCGCCGTGTTCTTCCTCAAAGCCATCGCTGATAATTCGAGAAACTTCTTTTTCTATGGCAGATGGAGAAGGTGATAATTCTACTTTTTCGGAACTGATTTTCGTTACATCAAGTTCGATAACATTTTGAATCATCTTCCCCCCTCCTTTCTGAATACAACTTCATGATTAAACAAAACTTCGTCGTCATAAAACAATAAGAAACTATAAACCCCCTCTTTATCTACTGGAAAGTTTGACAGTTTAATAATATTCAAAGCCGCTGCATCCTTATTATCCGCCTCTTCGTCTTGTTCGACTAGGTCGATAACCAGGTCCTCTATTTTCGTTTTTTCCTTTGGAAGAATAATTTTAACTATAATTTTCTTCGAGTCTTCCTTTTTCAGTTTATGTGCAAGTGAAATTATTAGGGAAAAGTCGATTTTCGCAGGAATTTTTTTTAGGCCTTTAACATCAAAAACCTCAATAAAGCTAACTGTATTATCTTCATTTTGAATCGCTTCTTTACTGGTCAACATATATTTGACTTGTACTGGTCTCATTTTAATCACTCTCACTTATATTCATTCGCGTTAGAGGTAATGCCCTCGGGCATCATATCAATCTTAATGTATACTTCTATAAATAGTTACAAATACCTTCTTTCTTTAGAATACATTAATATAACCACTTTGTAAAAACTAACTGCTGATATTGTAGTGAGCGAAAACTTAATTACCACTTTACGATATAGACCCGCCATCAATTCGACATAAATACAGAATTTACCCAGCTTCTTAGTATTTCCTAATCGTTTACTCATTTAACATCAACGCAGATTTACTATCACGCGCATTACAATTTGTATCAACTACCACACTTGTACCTTTCTGCCGCTACTTCAATATCTGAAAATGTAACATTACTCCTGTACTACAATCTTCGACATCATTACTAAATTCCCTTTTAATTGAAGACAAATAAAAAAGGCGACCACTCAATTAAGAGTAGCCGCCTTTTACATCTTATTTAATCAATATTTTACAACCTCTTATTTACTTCGGCTCTAACTTTATCATACTGAGATTGACTGATGTTTAAAGATTTTCGCCTGTTAGCATGACCGGAACCGTGGTTACCTTTAATTACTTCGGTCGCCATTTGGTTAATCGACTTAGTGTTACTAGCTCCGCCGCTTAACCGCCTGTTAACCTCTAAACTTACCTTTCCATATTCCACTGTGCCAATACCTAAAGACTTCCGCCTTGCGTCGTGACCATTACCGTGCTTACCCTCCAAGACCTCTTGCACCATTTGAGCAACGGACTTCTTGGTTGCCGGTTTGGTTGTTGCCCCTGCCCTTTTATTCACTTCGGCACGGACTTTTTCATATTTCGCTTGACTGATACCCAACGACTTTCTACGGTTTTCGTGACCACTGCCGTGATTACCGGAGATTACCTCACTAGCCAATTGGGATACAGACTTACCCTTTGGTTTGCTCGGTGCTGGTTCAGGTGCCGGCTCAGGTTTAACAGTTGCAACAGACTCGCTAGGTTGCTCTACAACCCCGCCAGACTTCAATCCGTAATACTTCGCTAACCCTTCAGCAATTGCCACGCCTTGCGCCCTTAGCTTGCTATCGTTACGCATAACGTGGATGTCTGTTGTCGAGTCCATAAATCCACCCTCTGTTAAGATAGCCGGCATGTTCGATTCACGCAACATGTGAAGGTTCATTTTTTTAACGCCGCGATTTCTCAATCCCATTGTCCGCACGATTTGCGGGTTAATAACGTTAGCTATTTCCACTGATTTCTTGTTCGCGTTCGGGTGATCCATCGTGAAAGTTTCGACGCCGCCGTGTGACCCCCATCTACCTGTCATGGCGTTATGATGAACTGAAACTAATACATCCGCGCCCCACTGGTTAGCCTTAGTTGTGCGTGTTCTTAATGGCACGTCAATCCTTCCAGTCGGATCGTCAAGGCGTAATATTTCCACACCCTTGAATGCTTTTAGCTTCGCGATTGCCGCAACCACAACTTTGTTATTAAATGACCATTCACGTTCTCCGTCTGGTGTACGTTTTCCTGCCGTGTTGATACCATGTCCTGCATCGATTGCAATTTTAACCATATCCATCAATCTCCCTCTATTTTTTTATATTAAAAAAGAGCAACGATTTACTCGTCACTCTTTTGCTCTACCGCTTGTTTAAAAAGTTGATTACCAAACACCGCTGCACCAGATACCAAAACCCCCTGTATAATCGCGTCTGCATTAAATCCAATCAACGCAATAGCAAAGACAACCCCGAAAATTAACAATATATACGGGATTAACCAATCTTTAACGGTTGGCGTCTCCTTAATGATTTTACCCAAAATTAAAAGCACTGGAATAACAATCAGTGCTTGCTGTACGACATATTCGTTTAATAATTCACCCATTAAAATCACTCCTTTTATTTAATAATCTGCTCGACGATAATGTAATAAATAGCGCCACCGGAACTTAATAATCCGACAAGCCCCGCACTGACTTTTAAAAATACAGTGGACCAAGTATTAAGTTTGGCCATTCGCAGTTCGTGTGATTGAGTAGTCCGTGTCTCCTGATAGCCCATGGCCTGTTCAACAATTTCAAACAACTTTCCTGTTTGTTCTATCATTGTTGCGCGCGTTTCTTTATTTTCTTTCGTGACCGCATTTTCGAGTTTCTCGTAATTTTTTTCGACATCTAAAAGCCGCTCATGCTTATCTTTATCGCGCTCATTTAGTATTTTAATTTCTTTCTGGTTTGTCTCGAATAGTTTGTCATGGCGTTCGAGCCTGTCGCTATGTTGTTTGAATCGCTCATCGTGAGAATCTAGGCGTTCTTCTATTGACGGCATCCCGCACCTCCTTATTTATTGAAAACAAAAAGAACGCCGATTAGGGCGCTCTAATTACAACATTTAATTACTTGCAAAGTGCAATACTCAACATTATGTTCCTATGGTGGCTTTACTTACTCGACTAAAGACAGCAGATAGTTGAGCATTTAAAAAGAACTCCTACTTAATTATTGAGAAGCTCTTTTATCCATGATGAAAATTCTTTATTATCCATTTTTACAACGTAATTTAAATCCGTAAGGAATCTTTTTGAAATCCTTCTCAAAATATCATCTAATTCGATTAATAATTCCTCTACATTACTATGGGGTTTTATGACCTGTCTTATACTTTTTTCAGTTCTAGCTGCTCCATGAATGTATGTTGACCTTAAAGAATACGCCTTACTAATTACTTCATTTATCCTAACTCTTTCTTCAATTGTCTGACCTAAAATCTCCGACCCTCTATCAGCAACTTGCTTTCTCAGTTTAGTATTAGAATTCGATAAAAAAGATTCCAATGCAGAAATGTAAAACGTGATTTTTGCAGGCAGAAAAGATTGACCTCTTGCCTCTAATATAAACCTAAGTGCTCGATCGAGTCTCGTATTAAGAATTAGACTTTTTTCTGTATAGGTTATGAAGTTGCCTATTTTAGAATTTGGCTTCTCAAATTCCAAGGGTTTCTTATTATTATTCGTATCTCGCATCTTTTCAAACCAAGATTCCGCCTCTTTAATTTCCTCGCACGTAAAGAAATTTTCATTATATAATCCTTCTGAGTTAGTAAATGTTCTTGGTGACCTACTTATTATAATGTCACTTTCTGTTACCCCGAAAATTAAATTGGAATGTAATGAATTGTCTTTAACCAGCCAAAAAGAAAACAAGACCCTTTCGAAAATTCCTCTCATTGATGCAAGTACATCTGCAACTTCCTCAGTATCAGGAAATTCATTAGTGTATGAATAAAAACATGGCGCAAAAAATGCTCCTTTATGTTCAGCAATTCCTAGCTCTTGTGCTATCCGAATATCATGAAGCAAACTAATATTAGACCCTGCTTTCTCTATATTTAATGCTGAAAATTGAATATTATTAACATCAGATTCAATTACTAAATTTGGTATCGTTCCTACAATAGATAAATTCATTTGAATCCCCTCCCTTTAGTCACCTTTCGACAAAAGGGGATGGAATCCTTCTTTATGTTAACCCGCCGAACCATTCAAAGTAACATTAATCGCATTAGTTTTTTCCTGCTGCAATGAGACGGTATCATCTTCGTTCAAGACAACATACAAATCAATAACCTTCGTTTCCCCTGCACTAACAACATAATCACGCATAATATCAATCGTGTTAATCGTAATTGTCAACTTCGATTCTTCAGCATCTGTATTCGACAAGATTACTTGTGTAAGTACCGCACTTCTTCCCGATGGCACTTTGTAAACCTGTATCTTATCCACCTGCGGCGTCCCCATAAACATTCTTTTTGGTCTCATATTGCTTGTCATTTCATTCATTATATACTCCTCCTAGTTTTTTGTGTGATATTTTTTACGTCCATCAAAACCTCTACCCTCCTTCTAAGTTTGAAACACGTTGAGTTAATTCCATGATTTGTATCTGCATCGTATCTATTAATACAAATAAAGGCGCTACCTGCTCATCTGTATAGGTATTAACCACACCTTCTAATTGCTCGACTTGTCCATCTGTATATGAGTTAGCCAATTGCAAAACAGATTGAACGTCACCTGATCCTGCTTTATTATTCCAATTTGAACGCTCTAGTTCAGTAACATGTCGTACATAATCGTTAATGTGCTGAGTTAATGTAGTGCCGCTATTATCAACAGCTTGCTTAGCTTCATCTGCTGTGACTTGCGCCCTAGATGCTGTCGAAATGGCTCGTACAATCTCACCCTCTGCCGCATCCACACGCTTTGCTGTACCTTGTAATCCCGATACTGTCTTCGTTATGTCGCGCCTAAAAGAGCCCAATTGAATAACGGGGCTGAGATGTGGATCGTATGGGTAACTTTCTATAGAAATTATTCGTGCTTGAATATCTAAACCTAGCGGCTCATAGATGGACCAAACATAGTCACCCAGTTGGTAATGATGCAATTTGAATCCGTTATTTTTTAACTCTTCATAAGTTATTTGCAAATTATATTCTGGCGCATCTTTTAACCTACTTTTTATCTCAGTTAACATTTCTGAATTGTGACGGAATCGATTGTCATAAACGTAATCTGCATGTATCAAGCGTTTATTTCCGTGCTCATCTTTGTACAAATGACTGTAAGGCGACTCATATTCTGCATAGGCAAGGAGCTCACCCGTCTCGTCGTTATAAGAATAACCTTTGATAAACGTAGCCAAGTCTGTCGTATCGATATGCTCACTGATGCTCTTTAAGTTGTGGGCGTGCCTAAATTGAGCGTCTGTCACATTACCGATTGCGGTTGCGATAATTAAGTGGGTGCCGTGAACACGATACTCGACACCGAAACGGTTAATTATTGTCTGGAATAGAGCCAATCCTTTGGCGCGTCCGAAGTTCTCGAAATCCCTTGATGTGAATGTACCGATGACTTCATACGTCAACCCAGTACCTTTTAAGGCGATATCCAAACAACGTTCAATGCGAAGTGCACCGGTGTATTCCTCTTCAATAAATTCACCTTTAAGTCGGTCAAACATTTCGTGCCTGGCCTCGATATACTTTTCAATTGTCGTTCCAATCGGTTCACGGTCGCACACATCAATCGTGTATTTATCGTCATCAAACTCAATCTTTTCTTTATTTACAATTAAGTCAAAAACAGGCTCATTGTTTTCGGTTTTATGAATATAAAAAGAGAGCGATTTCTCGCCCTCCGTGGATTCGTTGTATTTAAATTCACTGAAATCGGTTAGTGGTTCGATAGCGCCAGACATCGTGTTTAGTGCGGGTAAGTCGGGCAAAATATAACCTCCTTGTTACTGTTTAGTCGGTTCTTACTGATAATTAATTACCTGTCAAAGCTCTCATTTCTCGCCAATCTGTGTTTAAGGCGTGTCCCGATCCATTCGTCAAGCGTTGCCATCCTATAACAACATATTTGCTTGAAGGTGCTCCTCTCTCATTACTATCCGTACTTCTAATGAACACGCCTCTTGGAAAATAACTTTCTGTCGGGATGCTGTATTTATGTCCTTCGGAGTTAACGACAGTTACAGTTGCATTGTTTGTAACATTGAATTGTGTATATGTTGATGATAATACGTGTCCGAATTCACAATTCACGAACTTTGTATTACAAGATATCTGAAACTTAACACCTTCAAAGTTACAGTTTTCAAATATCACAGTTGAAGGATCTGTTACTTTGGCCAGATCTGTTTCACTGTTCATTCTCAATTTAGCGTCTACTATCTCTAGTGATGCAGAACCAGTAAATTCGAAGTTGGTGTCAGATATCTTGGCTTCTCCTAGAATTCCTATAGTGTTCATATAAACTGGGGTATAAGTTTGCTTAAAATCACATCTCCTCACTCTGATATTCCTTTTAAAGTCTGCACTTCCCGCTGTTAAGCGAGCATCTATTAAGTATCTAATGTTTTCTATATCACAATTTTTAATATCAACATTTTCAAACATGGTTAGACTCATCAATCTACCTTGTGCAAGATTTTTGCCAAACATGCAGTTATCTATGGTTAAATGTTTGATTTTCTTATCATAAGATGCATCCCCTGAGAAAGTAGCCTGTACGCCAAAACCATTACTGAAACAATCTTTAAATACTGCCTCTTCTTGCTCCATCGTAAATTGATTCCATTCATTACTTATGTCAGCAAATTTCCCGTTAATGTAATCAACATCCATGCTATAAAATAAAGTTCTTGTTGCTATTACATCAATGAGTGACCCTGGAGAACTTGATTTAATATTATGGTTGCCTATCTTAACATCACCGCATTGAATGACTTTCCCAAAACTCCAAAAAGTTCTTTCTGAGCCTATTTGAATATGTGAACAACTTTCCCATTCAACGGATTCACAATCGTAAAAACCAAACACTTCTCCGTTTGCAGAGTCTGAAGCCAAATCTACTCCGATTACGTTTACTTTATTTGTTTTTCTTATTCTTAGATAATAATCACTCATAATGTTTGTGTCTGTATACACTTCCACCGATCCAATCCTTAAACCTGTGTACCCCTCTAGTAAACCTCCATTAATTACTACTATTTCAGCTTTGTCGATATCGATGTGTGGAACTCGATCAGATATAGTTGTCACCACTCTAGTTTCAAAAGTTACAGCACTATCATGATTAATATTATGGATATTCACCTCTTTACAATTCAGAATTTTTAATCCTACGGGAGCTTTCTTTAGCCCTTGATCGGTTTGAACGTCCTTGCCTAAATCATATAACTTAGCATCGGGACTCAATTCAATCGTAATTTTATCCAGATTATCAATTAACAAGTGGGACGAATAAGCGTATACACCACCTGAAAAAACAAGTTTCTTTTGTTTTGTATTTTTAACTGCACTAATGGCATTCAATATTCCTTGTGTATTATCAACTGATACATTTAAATCGCCACAATACCTCGACACGTCTATCGCTATATCCGACAACTGCTGAGTAAGGTCTCGTTGATTCGCTTCAAACCGATCAGGAGCAGTCGGGTAAATATCACCTGTAACAGGATCCACGCGCAACGTTTGCACCTCGACAACTTGGTCGCCCTCTTTTAAAGCTTCATCAAGTTGTTTTTTCGTTATATCTGAACGATGAACTGATTCATCAGCGTTGCTTTTCGCTTCGAGTGAACGCTTTACTGACTCACCAGATTCTTCTTTTATATCTGTTATATCTTGCAGTCGTCGCTTAATATCAATACCTATTACGTTATTAGTAACCATGAAATCCCCCTTTCTATAGATATAAAAATCTGAAATCAAATGCTATTTCAAATGGTCCGTTCGTATTTGTTAATGTGAATTTATTCTCACCAGGCGCCAACGAGATTAATTTCCTGTTCGTATCACCAAAAATACTTACTCCATTTTTACGTGAAAAAACACCATCTAAGGTGACGGTGTCTGTCATTTGCGTTGTTTTTTTATGGTGCCATGTATCGCCTGTTGTATGATTTTTAATTGTTAAAGCGTTACTCGCACCCTTATAAAATATCTGGAGCATGTCGTGACGCGGGTCAACTACTTTATCCCCTAGATTCCAAATCGAGAAGTTTCTTGTATTGTGGTGGGTATAGCTGAAATCCACAAGTGGTATATTCATCCCAAATTGCCACATTTCTACATCAAAAGTAAAGGGGTCTAATAATGAACCGATTGATTGAGAATATGCAGATGATGATTCGAATTCAATGTCAAAGCTACCTAACTTGGGTTGTTCATGCGGTATGGAGAATGGAGAACTGTATTTAACTAACCACCTCTTTCTTGGTTCTGAGTGGTGAATTATATAAAAACTTTCTCTGCTATCAAATATCCGAAATACTTCATTACGGAGAAGGGAATATTCAAGGTAATCTTGTGGCATTATAGATATTTCTGCATGTAGTTTTCTTCCCGCATATGTGGTTCCTAAATCGATGTGCCCGTCCATGCCTGGTATAGTTCTTTTTTCAGTGTCGGGTTCGGGAGAAGATGGATAAAATTTTAATACATGAATATCCAACTTTTCCAAGTCATATCTAGTACCATCTTTTCTTTCGACAATTAACATATCCATCACTCCTAACCGTTATATACTCCATAGTCCTTTTCTCTATCTCCTTGCAGTCTACTGATGTCTGGAGTTAATTCGCGTGCTAAGCGCTTGGTTCCTAGATAGACATTATTATCTTTTTGTAACAACTGCATCAACAACTGATTCTGTTGCAATGTAGCTTTCAACAATTCCCCAAACGATTCGTCGTTATCTTTTTTGCTATTAATAGATTTAAACATCGAAGCAAATTCATCAAACTTTTTATCCAAGGTGTGCTCAACTTTCAACGTCTGTTTATTACCTTCCACAGCTAAAGCAATAGCACCAAAGGATTGCTTGTATTTGTCTATTTCATCACTCAGGGATTGAGTTGTTTCTTTACCAACCATCATTGCCGATTTAATAGATTTCTTTTTCCCTTTATCGATAGCTAATGAAAAACCATCCGTAAAGTCAATTCCTAACTCACCAGTTTCTTTTGACGGAGACGCTGATTTAATAGATTTCTTCAATGCGCTTAATGCTGATTTACCAAGCGACCAAGCAGTTGTCCACACGCTCCCACTACCACTGCTTATACTTCTTCTAAATCCAGAAACGAAATCAGTACCTGTACTAGACGTGCTAACACTTCCAAGCCCTCTCTTGCCGCTAGTTGCCACGCCTGTTCCTGCAGTTGAAGCGCTACCCGATTGACTTCTAATGCCAGTAGCGAATAAACTACCTGCTGTACGTCCTCCACCACCATCAGTAGTCTTGGATAATATAAGAGACACGCCTGCACTTAAAAGGCTTCCTGCACCTGTATTGGCTGACTTCGTACCATCTAAACCGGATTTGTGAGCATCACCTTTACCTTTACCTGCTTTTTTCGCTTTGTCTGCATTTGTGTCTAACTTTTTACTTGTTCCATCTGAAACGCCTGCACCAGAGTTTTCGTTTGCGCCTTTAGTGGAGTTTAGCCCATCCTTATGCGCATCTCCTTTTTTCTTACCGGACTTCTTAGACTTTTCATTCCATTTTTCTAAATCGAGATAGTCGGTAGAAACCTTGGAAACGTTGTCTCCTGCTTTTTCGTTTTCACCTTTAGTCTCTTCAAGTCCATCTTTATGAGCCTTGCCCTTCTTCTTACCGGATTCTTTAGCTTCTGGCTCGCCTTTATCAAGTTCTTCGAGTGTGCCTTTCATGAGTTTTTCGGCTTCTTTTACAGCCGCTTCGCTAGTCATGCCCAATCCTTCAAGGGTTGCAACGAGTGTGTTTTTTTGTTGCTCGAGAGTTGCTGTTGCAAATTCAGAAGTCGATTCTAAGTGTTCGTTTTTATGTTTGCGCCATCGCTCTAGATACGCAAGTTCACTTTCCTCCACTTGTGTTTGAATACCTGTGGAACTTGTTTGTAGCCACTTTTTACGTTCAAACTCTTCACCAGTAGACAAATCAATTAATTTTCCGCGTTCATTTAAATTGGCGCTTAATGTGCTTAACGATTTTTCTTGTTCACTAGCCGACTCTGCCATCATTTGAGTCGTGGTGGCTTCTGTTGCCGCCATAAGACTGGCATATTCTTCAGTGCTTATAACGCCTTGCGCTAAACCTTGTTCAAACACTTCTTTTTTCTCAGCATTCCAGCCAAGAGCCGATTTAATAGATTCATCATACGTCTCATTGATTTTCTTGGTGTAACCCGATACTTCTTCGAACATAATGCCGCCTTGTGTTTCGGCAATATTTTTCTGAATGATACGTAATTCATCTTGATTTTTTGCGAATTCCCTTGCTCCACCATCCATGATTTCCAGGGATTCGGCATATGCTTTTTGCAAGGCTTTCGGGGCTTTACTAACATCGCCACCAAATTCTTCTTGTACTTTCTTGACTACATCCAAGGCTTTCTTATATGCGGCTATGTCAGCATCAAACGCTTCTAAAACTTTGTCGGACATTTCACCCGCCGCTTTTTCGCCCGCTTTACCCGCAACTGCATAAACCTCATTTATTGCAGCCGACAGTTTTTCTTTCTGCGTTTCCAACTCTGCTATGACCGCATCAGCCATTTCACTAAATGACTTTACGATTTCAGCAGATGTTGCTTTCGCTTCATCACCCGACATGGTTTTAAGCTCAAGCATTTTAACTTTCGCGCCTTCGTACAGATCCCTATAACCCTTAACGCCTTTTTTAGTACCTTCGGACAATCCTTCACCATATCGGACTGCATCTATGGCGCCTTGCTCTTGTTTTTCTGCTAGATTCTTAGTTTCAAGGGAAGACTTATATGCGGCCGCTGCCAATCCACCCAATAACAATGTTCCTGCGGCAACAGCCAATCCAATTGGACCCGCTACCATCATAAAGGCGCCTAAACCTGCGACTAACCCAGCAACGACTGTAGTTACTCCCAACACCGCTGTAACCAACAATGCAGTTTGTGCAATCGTAGTGATTGTTTCCTCGTCCCATTCGGACATTTCATTGGCTAAATCACCAATAAAGTCTGCACCTTTTGCAAGAATAGGCAATAGTTTTTCACCTAGTTCAATTTTCAAACCAGATAAAGCAGACTGCATACGAATAATTGCACCCTCGGCATTATCTTGCATAACGTCAGCCATTTTTTTGGCTGCGCCTTCCGAGTTTTCTAGTTCTTTTGTATATGCTTCGAGTTCGTCCGCACCCTTATCTAATAAGACAGTCCAACCTGCGGTACTTTCTGAACCGAAAATAGTTGCTAATGCTGCCGCTTTTTGTTGCTTAGTTTGACCCTTCAAACCTTTTTCAAGTTCAGCCACAACTTTATCAAGCGACTTCATATTTCCATCGGCATCAAATGCTTCAACGCCCATTTTTTTAAGTAGTTTACCCGCATCACCAGTCGGTTTTGCAAGGCGTAACATACCTTGGCGCAACATTCTCCCCGCCGTACTTCCATCCACACCTGCATCAGCCATCATACCAGTAGCCGCAGCGACTGATTCGAAGGTTAAGTTTAGTGAGTTAGCAACTGGACCTGCAATCTCCATAGATTTGGCTAATCCAGCGACATCTTGATTTGCTGTAGCCGCCCCTTTTGCAAGTATATCGGCAACCCGACCAGATTCTTTTGCATCAAAATTAAAGGTCCGCAAAATGTTCGCTGTTACATCAGCCGCCGCTCCTAACTCCATTTTAGATGAAGCCGCTAAATCTAATAGACCTGGCATTGTATCGTAAATTTCTGAAACAGAAAATCCTGCGCGTGCAAGATTAGCCATCGATTCACTGGCTTGTTGTGACGTGAACATAGTTGCCTTTCCTAAGTCTTTGGCTTGATTAGTAAGCTTGCCTAATTCATCACCAGTAGCACCAGAAATGGCCTGCACCTCTGACATACCGGCATGAAATGTACTTGCTTCTTTAACCACATCACCTAATACCCGTTTCATGGCCATAAATCCTACGCCTGCCGTTATGCCGACTTGAGCACCGACATTTCGCATTGTAGTTCCAACTTCACGAAACTTTTTGTCGAAGTCTGCATACGTTCTAGTCGTATTTTTACCTTCTGCGTTCAACTTTTTAAGTTGGCCCTCGTACTTTTTCATTTCGGCTTCTGTATTATTTAAACGACGCGCTAATTCTTGTTGTTTCTGAGCATGTTCGGTTTCAGTGATGTTTCCTTTTTTCAGTTCAGCCGTCCAATGTTTTTGTTCATTTTTAATGGCTTTAATACGTTGCGTATATTGCTGGATGGTGCCATTTAATTGTTTCTTTTTCGCACCGGTCTGATCTAGTTTATTACCGTACTTGTCCGTTTCTGCGGCTGCACTCTTAAACTCTGAGTTTATAAGCTTCATTTGATTACTTGTTTCCGACATAGCGGACTTAAATTGTGATGTATTCGCAACCAAATTTACTTTTAAACTTCTTCCTGTCATAGTTTCACCGCCTTCCCTTTTAAATTCCTAGATCATCGATGTAAAGTACGTCATCGTCATTCGTTTCTTTTTCCTGCTTTTTTCTACCCATCAATCTTAGGTGATATAAAATGTCCATATTGTCGATTTCATTTTGTGTATGGCCCAAATCAATCAGTTGATTGTAGGTATCTAAAACCGTTTCACTTAAGTTTTTTTTTCGTCAAGTTTGGATAAATCCACATTGCTTACAAGCATTTCAGCCGCTACGGATACTTGACCCATAACGAAAATAGTGACCGCATAAACAATTTTCATTAAATCTCGCGAATCGACACCGTTTTCTAATTCATCGATGGAAAATTGATTGTCAAAGACTTCACAAACAAATTGCAAATGGGAATCTAAATCGGCAAGCAAAACTTCGCCATCTTCAATTTCCGTTGCGACGACCGATGCTTCTCTCCACAATCCACCTCGGATTTTCTTAGGTGAAACAAACCGCTTTTCTTTATCGTTGATTTCAATAATTAAAGTAATCGATTTATGTTCCGCTTGTACTTTTTCGCCCAATAAAATCACTCCTTATTTAAACAAATTAAAAAGAGTGAGCAATTGCCCACTCCTTACTTAAACTTCTGGCGTTCCAGTTGGCAGCAATGCCGCTGTTACCTCATCGTAAACAACACTTTCAAACCAATCGTCCGATGTAACAACATCTGAACTTAATTTCGCGCGCCATTCACCATTAAATAGTAGCGGGATGAATTTAATTGAAAGGGTAGCGTCTTTTGCTTCGATTGTTCCTTCATCCGTTTCATGCTCAATTCCCATAACTTCCGGCGTTCCTTTTAGCAACCAATAAAAGCGGTAACCGCCACCTCGAATTTGAGCCTTGAAGCCTAGCGCAATTTCTTTCTTGATATCGTTTTTATTACTAAACGTAACCCCGTTAACAACTTTTTCACCGTACATGTCGGCTTGCATATCCTCTGGGATGTCAATGGCCGCCATGTCCACATCGAAGCTTTCAAAGCTATCTAAAATAGCGAATGGGCCATTGTCGGCATACTTGATATTTTGGTCTGCGTTGGGTGTACCGTTTACGCTAATTGCACCCTCAACAGGCACGATTACGCCATATGTTACTCCTGTAGCGTTGTCTGTTTGTAATGTAGCCATGTGGAAATCAGATAGGCCGTGAATTAATCTTGCTTTTGGTTTTGGATCCATTTTTACATTCTCCTATTCAATAAAAGTTTTTTTCGTACCGTAGTGCTTTGTGGTAAAGCTTTGTATCAGTTTCATAGAGTGGTTGGGAATCATACTTGCTATATTCCAACGCTTTCATGATTCGATCAATTGCTTTCGTCATTGCTTTTTCATGCATGACAGTTTGCGAATCTGTAAAAATACTAACTTGGAAATTAACAGTAGCTTTAGATTCATTATTATCTGCATGGGCTGTTGGTCTATTATTTAATTCGCTATAAACGACACGGGGAAACTTCGCATCTGAATCAGCCACTAAGTTGTGGAAGCCGCCTGTTGTTATAGATAATAGTTCTGAATCAGTCCGCAACGCCTTGAATAATTCCGAACCTGCGTCATAGTTACCTAAGTCTTTGCTCATTTAATCACTCTTTCTAGCACGTTCATCATTGCCCGTGATGCCGAACCTTCTGATTGTGATAACGACCTTTCAACGGGTGCCTGTGGTGCTTGATAACTTGTACCGTACTCAACAAACTTGGCACGCCATCTTAAGTTCATTCGTGGGCCAATATTGATACCCGTACCCTCTTCAGTTTCAAATGGACGGCCAATACTTATAGCATCTTGAACGTGGTCTCCATCCGCATTTGAGCGATTCCAGTTTGCTTGTTGTGCACTTCTGACGGATTCCGCACCTGCTTTTACCGCATCTTTTTCCAAGCGATCTATTTCACCACTTGCCATCTGTTCAAATTCAGCAGCTAGTTCTTCAAAACCCGAAACGTCTAATTTCATTAGCGCACCTCATTCACGATGAATTCTAGTTCAATGTTTCTTTCTTCAAGATTATTGATATAGACAATTTCAAAAATGCGGCCATTAAAATTGAGCCTTAACTTTTCACCTAATTGCTCGTACTTTTCCTCAACATCTTTTCGATAACGGCTATTTATTCGGCCTGACATTTTAACTTGTTCTGCACCGGCCATAATGTACTCATTGCCACGAATATTACGTATTTGCGAATATGTTGAGCCAAGGCTGCTAGTTGCCCAACCTTCAATCCAGTGACCCTCGTCGTTCTGATATTTTTCAAGTTCTTCGAATAACACCAGACTGTTATATTTAGCTGGATTAGACAGTTGATTGATTGTACTTTTAAGCGACTTATTACTAAACATCTGTAATCAACCCCGCTTGTAGCAACATGCTTGTTAATGTGCGGTCTAACTCTTGTGCAATGGCCGTATTCCTGTTCTCATACCAACCAGTAGCGAGTATCAAGATTATGTTTTTATGCACATTTATTTCTTTGTTAAAATCTTGGCCAGTCGCATTCTTTAAATATTCTTCCGCCGTTTCGATGTAATGAGTAATCAATTCGTCTTCATGCGTGTAGTGTTCATCGATTCGTAAGTTTTGTTTCGTGAGTGATAACATCCATCAACTCCTCCAATCAAAATAAAAAGACCAGGAGAATTAACTCCTAGCCTTCATGATTTATACCGCCGGTTCTTCAACTGGTTCAGTCGGGATGCTGACGGTTACTTTATAAATATTTACTTTAGTTGTAGCGTCCTCTACTTTTCCAACATCATTACGAATTGCTACACCTAGACACTCACCAAAATGCATGTAATTTGTCCACTGAACTTGTACTTGCGAGCGGTCGAAGTAAACAATTTCTTTCAAGTCACCAACAAACATTGTTGTTTTATTCGGGAAATACTCATCATCAAGAACTTCAATTTCTTTCCCTAGCAATCTGAATCCTGTTGAAGATGTAACAGATTCTTGTAATAGGTAACGTCCGTTTTTGTCTTTAATACGGTCTAAATTGTCAAATACGGATTGACTAGCAAGAATTTTAATTCGGTTCTTTTTACCTGCTGAAAAACCTGTATTGAACAACGTCTTTAGGCTGTCGATTGAATCGACTGTTTTCCCGCGAACTGTAGCTAGTGCGGTTAGAATATCGTCGTTTTCAGTGTTTGTAACAACTTCACCGATAAACTGCTTTAAATCAGACACAAGATTGATTCCATCTTGCTTATATTCCTCCGAATAAGGGATGTAACCACGCTTTGTCGTTACTTTATAATCAACTTCCGTGAATGGCGTTACGCCGATAGCAGGGCTTTCAGCCAATTCTGCAACCGTGCTTAATTTAGCTTTTGCTGTCGTACGAACTGGTTGTGTTCCACTTGGAGTAGAAACAGGCTTCACTGTAACGAATTTTTTCAAACTAACAATATCGTCTGCTAGTTCGATAATTGTTTTCTTTTCGTCTTCTGGAATGATTACATAACCTTCATCTGTTTTTAACCCGTCTGTAGTAATATCGCGTGTTTCGAGATACGTTTCAAACGCTTCACGCTCTTCATCTTCCGGTGTCTTTTCTTCGTCACCAACTTTTCGGTAATTGGACGGATCAAGTTTACGATCTTCTTTATCGTCTTTTTTACCTTCAGGATCCTTTTTATTATCTACCTTCATACGTTCTTCGGCTTCCAGTTCCTCTTGTTTCTCGATAAGTTCACGAACTTCTTTTTCAATGTCCGAAAACTTAGTGTCACCGCGCTTTTCTTCATCATCTACCATTGCTCGAAGTTCTAATAAACGGTCTGCAATTTCTTTAAGTGTTTTCATTAATAATTTCCTCCCATTTCGATTAAAGTTTTTATTTTTGCTGCCTGTTCTTCGTTATATACTTTTAAATCATTGTCACGTTGCTTCATTGGGTCGTAACCGCGTGCGCTTACTTCGCTATCGGGATAAGCCGGAAAAGCGACTGCCGAAACTTCAAACAATCTTGCTTTAGTAACCGTGCGTAACATTAAATCGTCATCAGGTTCCGCGATTTCTTCGGATTCCATTTTGAAACCGAAACTGACGCCGTCCACATCGCCACGTTTAATAGATTCATAAGTATCATTTCCGAGCGTTGTTTTTGGTAAATCCAATTCAAAATGTAGTCCAGTAGAATCTTCCTTCAATCGCAATGTTTTATTTCTTATACGCCCCAACACTTTCGAATTATCGTGGGACCACAAAAAACGTTGATCATCATTTTTAAGAGTTTCAGTGAATGCACCGTTTTTAAATTGCTCGCGAAACTTGCGGAAATAACCTAATACCTGCGATTTCATTTCCCACTTAACTGCATAGCCGGAAATAGTACGATTACCTTCTTCATCCTCACGAATTTCAATTTCGTTTGTGGTTAATTCCCTTAGTTCAGTCTTGTCCATCTTTTTCACCGCCCTTCGGTATTTTGGTGTAATGCTTGCCAACGTCGTTCAAATCTAAGTAGGACCCGTTAACAATTAACCTATCCGACCCCTTAACAAATGGAAGGTCAATAATATTTCTCGCTTCGGACGCCATCATGATGCTGTTATTTACCAATGTAGATAAATATTCGGCACGCTCTTTTGATTGAGAACGTAAAATTGCATCGATGTTGAATCGTATAAAGTAGCCTTCTGCGATTTCTTCTTCTGTCAGCAACTCATAGGTCATTTCTTGCTCGTAAGACGTCAGAGTAGGCTGTAGCGTGTCCACATAGAACTCTTGTTGTTGATGCTCAATATTTGAATTAGTGGAACGCTCTAACGAATTCAGTTGGTGCATTTTAATCCCAAGTGCACTAGCAATCTGTCGTTCGCTTAATGCTTGTAACTCAACAAATTGTGAATCTGCCATACTCGTTGAAATCGATTGATAATCAAACCCGATTGGCAGTGGCAGCAGTTGCCCGGCTTTTTCAATTCCACCAGACACACGCGTCATTCTTGCTTGCAAATCTTTTTGACTTTGTTCGCTTAAATCTCCAATGTATTTAACGACTCCGCGGGAATGTAAGCCGTTCTTCAAGTAATTATTTGTATACTTATTTGCTTCAAC